CCAGCACGTTGCCCGCCGCCTCCTGGATGGCCGCCACGAGGGCGTAGAGGTGCTCGGCCGCGACGCTGGTGCGCCGGAGGGCGCCCAGGCAGGCCTCGCCTACGGCGGCCAGCACGCGGTCGCGCCCGTCGGGCCCGAGCCCCGCCTGCGGCGCCACGGCCTGCTGGATGTCCGCGGGCAGGTCGGCCGCGGCCACGGGGCTCTCGCTCGCCGCCGCGTCCTGATTCGAGGATCCCTGCGCGAGGGCCTCCGTGAGGCGCGGGGCCCAGGGGAGGTCCGGGGGCGGGGCCGTCGGCACGAAGAGGTAGATGCACCCCACGTAGAAGCCCGTGGCGTGGCCGCTCTCGATCACGACGCCCGTGGGGGCCGCCGAGACCACGGTCCCCTCGACCACGGGGCGGCCCGTGCGGGTCAGGACCTGCACGCGCTCGCCGCGGCCTAGGGTGCCCGCCGGGACGGCCGCATCGGCGCGCGTCGCCGGGCGCCAGGCGCCGCTCATTTCCGCCCCCGCTGCCGCAGCGCGCGGAGCGCCGCCGGGGCGGGCGCCGTGGGCGTGGCTAGCTCAGGGATCGGCTCAACGATCGGCTCGACCACGGGCGCCTGGCCGTCCGCGATCTCGCTGGCCGCGACCGCGCGCGCCTCGGCGATGATCTCGTCAAGCTGGGCCGCCGGATCGGCGACGGGCACGATCACGGGCGCGGCGACTTCCGCCACCACGATCGGATCCGCCTCAAGAACCCCCACCGGGGCCGGGGTCACAGGGGCGACCGGCGGCACGACCACGAGCACGTGATTGGCCACCCAGCCGCTCAGATCATACGTGGTCGCCATGACCTCGCCGGGCCGGAACATCAACTCGACGCGCCGCTGCACCAGATAGGGCAGGTTCGCGCGGGCTTCAGGGACGTTGATCGCCACGACGGTCGGGCGCGTCGCGCCGTCGGCCAGTCGATAGGTCGTTAGGGTCACCGCCATGGTCTCACCTCTTACGGGTAGGCCTCGCACGCGCGGGGCGTCCTTCGTGAGGATAGCGCCGGGGCCGCCGCCCTGTCTAATTCGGCGAGCGGTCGGCACACGTGTGCTCGCGTCGAAAATTCGCGTGGTGTTCTAGGGGAAGGGGGGCGGGGCCGCTAGGCCCCTAGGCTAGATCAGAGGGTCGTGGTGACCGTGGGCAGGCCGGAGCAGGTCACGACGCCGTAGTACTCCGGCCGCACCAGCTTGGTGGCGAAGCGGGAGCTGAGGCCCTTGTGCATCGTGTCCGTGTTCGGGTCGTGCCAGGTGCTCGTGACGCGCAGCGGTACGTACGGGGCGAAGATGTAGCCGGCGTCGGTGAAGCTCGAGCCCCTCAACCCGACTAACACTTTGTTGTCGTCCATGAAGGGGTCTTGGTACACGACGTACTTGTTGAGCAGCGTGCCGACCTGGACCACGCCGAAGTCGCTGGTCATGGGGCCGTAGGTCGAGGCCGCGATCTGCGAGGCGCCGACCTGGAAGTCCGCGTGGCTCGTGAGCTGGCCGAGCAGGGCGACGACCGCGGGGCTCGTCACGATGAAGTTGGCCATGCGGCGGCCCGTGGTCTTGTGGATCCGGGCGCTGACGGAGTCGATCTGGGTGATCAGGTGGCGGATGGACTCGACCTCGCCCGGCACCGTGGCGGCGTAGGCGTAGGAGGCCGCGTGGGCCGCGCCGGCGATCAGCTCGGAGAGGACGCGGCGGTCGATCTGCATGGCGATCTCGTTGGCGATGCCCGCGACCAGCTCCGCCTCGATGTTCATGCCGTGGTAGGCCTGGAGGTCGTCCATGGCCTCGGCCGACCAGGAGGTCTTCAGCTTGACGCTCTCGGCGACGATCTGGTGGGCCGTGATCTCCATGGAGATGTCGGGGATGACCGCGCCGGCCGTGCCGTTGATCAACTCCCAGTTGACGTAGTAGGTGCCGTAGATCACGTCGTTGGCGGAGAAGTTACAGCCCGCGCCGAGGGAGGTCAGCGGGGTGATCGTCCAGGCGCCCGTGACGCAGCTGAACGTGCCGACGACCTGCGCGTGGTTGTCGATCAGGTTGGTCGTGGCGCCGGTCGGGTCGAGGGTCGCGACCTTGTTCTCCGAGCCGCCTTCCACCGTACGGTAGTAGAGCTTCACGCTGAAGGTGCGCTGGCCTTCCGTGCCGGGGGTGCGGATGGGCTTCCAGCCGGGGATGCGGCTGTTGGCCGAGGTGTTGTTGAGGTTCGCGGAGGCCGCGCCCGTGTCCGTGCAGACCACGTCGTAGTCGACGAACTCGGAGGCGTAGTGCTTGGCGAAGTTGGCGATCAGGGAGTCGCCGGAGGCCACGGCGCCGTCATAGCCCATGTCCCAGGCGTTGTCCGCGATGCCGCCGGCCGGCACCTTGGCGCCCTTGCGTGCGCCGTATTTATAATCGTAAGTAAATGCAAGTCCGTGCTTGGCATTCATCGGCTGCACGGAGCAGACCTGGTTGGCGATAAGGTTCGGGAAGACCCGGCGGAACATCGCGAAGAGGCTCTTGCTGTACGAGCCGATCGAGGTGGACGTGACGTCCTCCTGGAGCTGCCGCTGGCAGTACTGGCTCTGGTTCTCGGCGAGGACGCTCATGACGTCCTTGGTGTGCGGGTTGCGCACGCCGTCTTTGCCTTCGAGCAGCTGGGCCCACTTGGCCTTGAGCGGGCCCGTGTAGGCCTCGGTCAGGAGGGACTGCTGCGACCCTTGGATCATCTGCGTTGCGCTCATGGTGTCGTTCCTCTGGGTGCACGCCGCGGCGTGCGGTTAGACCGGCGCCCGCCTCAGCGGAGCCCGGCCAATTGCTGTACGTCTGCCATGTCGAACCCCAGGTCATCTGGGGCCGTCGACCGCTGCCGGTGCCCTTCGGCACTGGCCTCCTCCAGCGTGGCGGGGGCCAGGTGGCCGCGGGTGAGGCTGGCGCGCATGCGCTCCAGGTCCCCATCGCCCATCGTCCGCCGCCCGCGCTGCTCGACCAGCCGATCCACCGTCGCGGCGTCGTCGACGCCCTCCAGCAGGCTCAGCAGTTCCCGCCCGTTCACCAAGCCACTGACCGCCTCGGCCTTGTACGCCGCGAGCCGCCCGGCCTTCTTCGCCTGGGTCAGCTGCTCCTGCAGCGCCGCCGCTTGCTGTTCCGCGCCCCGCGCGCGGGCATCCAGCGCCTCGCTCAACTCGACCGCCTTGCGCAACTGCACCGTCTGTTCGGCCACCTGCCCATGCAGGGCCTCGATCTCCGCGCGGAGGGCCTTGCGGTCCGCCGCGGCCTGGCGCGCCGCCGCCGCGCCCGCGTCCGGCGGGGTGGGCAGCGTCGCGAGGTGTTCCAACACGGCCCCGGCCCGCGCCCGCACGGCGTCGGCATCGGCCAGGGTCCCCGCGTCCGCCACGAGCTGGCGGGCGAGGCGGGCCTGCGGGGCGTCGGCGACCAGCCGCTCGGCGAGCAGCTGGAGCCCGGCCTCCTGCGCGAGGGCCCGGTAGGTCCCCGCCTGCTCCGTGAGGGCGGCGAGCTGCGCGTCGGCGGCCGCGAGGGCCTCCGCCACGTGGTCCGCCGGGGCCTCCGGCAGGTAGGGCCGCAGGAGGGCCGCCACGTGGCCCAGCACGGCGGCCGCGCTGTCCTCGGGCACCTGGGCCGCCGCCTGCTCCTGTAGCTCCGCGCGGACCTCGGCCGCGACCTGGGCGTGCACCCCCTGCAGGGCGCCGATCAGGCCGCGCTCGAAGCGCTCGCGCTCCTCCTCCCGCGCGGCGGCCACGGCCTCGGCCACCATCGTGGCGCTGGCCGCCGCGAGCTTGGCGCGGGCGCCGTCCAGCGCGCGGTCCACGAGGTCGGCCCGCAGGCTCTCCTCGAGGGCCGCGAACGCCTCCGGCATCTGGGCCCGCAGCCCCTCGAGGTCGAAGGGCGCGGTGTTGACGTCCTCGAACATGACGTCCGGGTAGGCGGACTTCATGGCGGGGTCGGACACGAAATCAAAGGTCTTGAGGGTGAAGTCCTCGCAGACCTCATCCCCCTCGCCCTCAGCGCATGGCTTGGTGGAGCCGAAGCCCCGCGAGCTGACGCCGATCCCCACGCCGTGCTGCATGAGGGACTTGAGGGTGCGCCCGTTGGGCGTGTCGAGGATCTCCGCCGCGCCCACGACGCGGCCGTCCCGCTCGATCTTCAGTTCGGTCATGAGGGCCGCCACGCGCTGGAGGCTCGTCTTGCCGTCGGCCGGGTGATCAAGCTCCATGAGCACGCGGCGCTTGTCCAGGTCCTCTTGGAGCTTGCCCACCTCGCGCTCGTAGATGGGGCGCGGGTAGCGGCGGCCGTTCTGGGTCGGGACGTCCACGCGGCCGAACTCGCCGCGGGCGGTCACCTTGCCAGTGGTCTTGTCCTCCGTGAGGGCGAAGACGCTCGTGGTCATGGTCTCGGTCAGCAATCTGGCCATCTCGTCAGCCCTTCAGCCCGGCTTGTCGCCGGAGCGTCATCCTCACCAGTTTGCCGAACCGCACGCGGCGGCTCGTCTTGCGGGGCCCGCGGTCCGTCTCCCGGCAGGCCGGGCCCGCGTAGCCGATGGCGGCGCGGCGGGCGCTGGCGGTGCCGGGGCGGCCCGCCTCGGTCAGTTTCCCAAGTCGTCGTCCTCCTCGTCGTCGCCCTCGAGGGCCTCGGCGAGCAGGGCGGAGTAGTCGAAGTCGTGCTGGCCCGCCTCGACGCCCTCCATCATGTGGCGCACCACGTTCAGGCAGGGGGCGAGGGCGGCGACGAACTCGCCGTCGTCAAGGGTGTCCTCGGTCAGGGTGCCCGCGGCGGCGCGGTCGTTGACGGGGATGATCGCCTCGGCCAGCACCTCGTCGACGTTGTCGCTCGCGCACATCTCGGAGAGGAGCCCGAACACGGCGTTGAGGCGCTCGACGACCTCGGCGCGGAGGCCGCTCTGCACGCGGCTCTCGTGGAGCACGCCGCGCAGGTTGCTGGCGATCTCGCTGTCCGAATCCGCCGCCAGGCGGCCGAAGCCCTTGGAGAACATCTTGCCCGCGCTGCGCCGCGACCCGCCCGTCATGGCGTGGGCCTTGGCAAACACGGCCTTGTGGCTGATCGGGTTCTTGGAGCCCCACTTCTTGGCGAACTTCTTGAGGTGCACCTTGAAGGCCGAGGTCTTGCGCACGCGGCGGGCCTTGGTCTTCACGCCGCCCACGTTGCGGCGGTATTTCTGGCGGCGCTTGATGCGGGCCAGCTTGCCCTTGGAGCTGGTGTCGATCTTGATCGACTTCATGCCGTGCAGCGTGCGGATCTTCTGGCGCTTCTCGGTGATGAGGCCCACGACCTCCTCAGCCCGCGCGCGCAGGGCGGCGTCGCCCTCGGGCAGGTCCTTGGCGGCCAGGCCCTCGAGCAGGGCGTCGCAGTCCGCGGCGCTCAGGGCGTCGAAGGGCAGGGCGGCGATGCGGTCGAACAGCTCGAGGGTGACCACGGGGCCGTCGATCGGGTCCATCGCCGGGGCGACGGGCGCCACGGGGGCGCCCTCGGTCAGGGCCACGCCGCTGAGGGCGAGGGTCGCGCCGACCTGGGTGCCGAGGCCCATCTTCTCGAAGTCTTCTTGCAGGGTGCCGTAACTCATGGGGTGCTTCCTCCGTCGTTGGTGCCCCGGGCCTGCGTGCGCAGGAACCCGGTGGCGATCGTCATGATCCTGGCCTGCCGTGCGCACGCGCCGTGCGCTGTGGTCACGCGCCGGGTGTCCCGGCTCGTCTCGGTCATCAACCGCCCGGCGCGCTCTAGCGCGACCACCATGGCCTGCGCCTCGCCGATCAACGACGCCCGGATGGCGTCCAGGGTCTGCTGTGTTTGATCGAAGACCAGGCCGCGGGCCTCGTCAATTATTTCGGCCAGGGCCGTGGCCAACGCGGTGCAGCCCGCCCGCACGGCGGGGGCGTCGGCGCCCTCGGCCAGGGGGGCCGGGATGCGGGCCTCGCGCTCGCGCACGCTGCCCCACACGCCCTCGCGGATCGCCGCCGTCGCGCCGCCGTACCAGCGGGCCCACGGGGCGTCCTCGTTGCAGCGCTCGAGCAGGGCCACGCAGGCGTCGGCCGCCCAGTAGCCCGTGTCCGCCTCGACCAGGCGGGCGAGGGCCGTTACACGTGTGCCGACGGCGTCCGATGCAAGGGCGCCCGTGGCCACGTCCCGCACGAGGGCGTGGGCGAGGGCCGCGACGTGCGCGGGGACCTCGGCCTCGGCCAGGGTGGGCACGGCGTGGGCGGCCACCTCCGTCACCACGACGCCGCCCCCCGCGTCCAGCCCGTAGGCCACGCGGTGGAAGCGCTCGTCGGCCCCCACGGCCACGGCGTGGTCGGCGAAGGTCGCCACGATGCGCACGGGGCCACCCAGGCGGGCGCCCGCCGCGGCCTCGAGCTGGGCGGTGCGGGCCTCAAAGGACCCGGCTTGCAGGGCGGCCCAGGCCGCCTCGGTGATGTAGCGTTGGGTCATCGGCGTCCACCCTCCACAGCGCGCAGGCGGCGCGCGTCGCGGGCGGCCTGGCGGTCCAGGTTGTCGAGGCGTTGCTCGGTGCGCTGGGCGATCGTCGCCATGCGCCCCGTCTCCGTGATCAGCCGGTCCAGGCGATGGCGCAGGGCGTCGGCGTCAGACCGGGCCCAGGCGGGGGCGCGCGGGGCGGCGACGGCCTCGGCGGCCACCTCCTCCTCGCCCTCCTCCCCCGGCATCGGCGCGAGGCCCATGGCGGCCTCCTGGCCCGGCGGGATCCCCGTCACGGTCTCGGGATAGTCCCGCATGATCTCGGCCTGCGCGGAGGCGTCGGCCTTCATGGCCGCCCCGCGCGCCTTGCGGGCCTCGTCGGTCGTGTAGATGGCCTCGTCCTGCGAGAACCCGAAGACGTGCTGCAGGATCCACGGGGGCGGCATCAACTCGCCGAGCCCCTGGGCCAGCTGGGCCTGGGCGTTCTTCACCTCCAGCTGCGCCAGCTCAAAGATGTACGACGGCACCACCATGTGGAGGTCCCACTTGACGGCGTCGGGGTCCACGCCCAGGGCGGCGAGGTGAACGCGGCAGACCTGCTTGAGCCCGTTGACGAGGGCCCGCTGGAGCCGCATGCAGGAGCGCGCGAACCGCACGTCGTCCTGGCTCGTCACGCGGCCCGGCTGCTCCTCCAGGCCGAGGAAGCGCCGCGGCACGAGGGTCGAGGCCAGCACCTTGTTGCGGAAGTACTCGACGACCTCGAGGTCCTGCGTGTCGATGCCCGCGAGCACGTCCACGCGGGTGCTGTCCTTCCCGCCGCGAGATGGTAGCCAGAGATCCTCGTGGGAGGAGTTGCACACAAAGATCCCGGCCTCAAGGCCGAACGTGTGCGCCCCTTCGACGGTCAGCGTGTACGTGTCCTCACGCTCTTGCAGGAACTCGACCGCAACGACCTTGTGGTTGTGCGCGATGACCGATTTCTTGAACTCAGAGAAACTTGAGAAGCCATGCTGGCGATATGCGCGAAGCATGGAGTGACGGCATACATTTTTGACCGGCAATAGCCCGGAGCCGCTCAGCTCCTCGATAAATGCTGGGTTATTTTTTACAAACTCAGCCGCTTCTTTCGTGCCAGCCCAGGGATTTTCACCAATAAACAGCGCCACCTCTGCCATCAACTCGGCGCTGAATTTCACCGTATGCTGTTCGCGCGCCCGCTCCCTGTTCTCATTGTTTCCCCAGTAGGCCCGTGCTGCCTTGCTGCGGATCGCGTTGTCAGCACCGTGTTTTTCAGATGCGTTATACGCCCTGATATATTTTCCACTGTCTCGCTTGATGTTGCTCGCAGACACTGCCCGGCTAATTCTCGCCCTCACGATCGGATCGGCACATGCCTTTTTCGAAAGCTCGATCATCTCCAGGACGTGCTCGTGCATGTGCTTATCAAAGACTGGGTCGGACGCGCGTTTGCGAATGAGCGCTGATCCACCATCTTCGCCACGTAATTTGTGAGCGTGGACGTGCTCGGCAATGGTTAAGCAACGCAAAGCAGATGGTGTGTTGTTCTGGATGCTTATCTCATGGTGGATATTCTTTCCGTGCTCCCACAATCCACACTCACGGCCCACCACTCGGTGCGTCAGCACATACTTGCGCGTATCAGGATCGTAAACTTGCTCATATTTACCCATCACGGTCTTCCACTCGCGCTCGGCCGGCTTGCGCCGGAAGGGCATGAGCGAGTCGCCGGGCTGCAAGTCCTTGGCCTCGACCTTCTCCCCGCTGCGCCGGATGCACTTGTGGTCCGGCGTCAGACGGATCGTCTCGCCGTTGTCCAGCGTGACCTTGACCAGCTCTGCGTTGACGCGCGTCTTCCCCGCCCATGCCACCTTGCCAGGCACAAACTTTCCATTGCGATCGAGGTCCGTGGCGTAGACCCACTGCTCCTCGCCGCGCTCGTGCGCCGCGGCCATCTCGACCAGCGTGCGCGCCTGCCCATCGAGGCAGCGGACGACCGTGTCACCTGTCAAACATGCTACGTTGTATCTGAAATCAAGCATTCCAGTTGAAGGATTGATGACCTTCTTCCGCGTGTACTGTTTTTGGATGGCCTTGACGTAGGCGAGGCCCTCGGCCGGGGGCAGGTCGCCCGTGTCGATGTAGTAGGCGTAGCGGCTCGGGCCGCGCGTCAGCTTGGTCACCAACGCCGTGTCCTCCAGCATGATCAGGCGCTTCCAGGCCCAGCGGGCCGAGGCCAGGACGCTCGTCCCGTAGGCGGCGCGCTCCGTGCTGTCCGAGAGGCGCCAGTGGGCGACCTCCCAGGGCTCGAAGACCACGCAGCCGCCCGTGGGGGCGCGCTGAGGGCGCGGCGTGGCCAACGCCTTGTCGAAGTCCTTTTGGCTGATCGCGAACCGCCCGAGGGGGGCCTGGACGTAGCCGAGCAGGGCGCCCTTGGCCTCCTGGATCACGCGCATGGTCGGGGGCTGGAGGAAGTTGAGGCCCACCACGCCGCCCTCGGTGACGAGGATCTCCCCGTACTGGTCGCCGTACTCGGCGAGGGAGCGGGCGAGCCCGTGGATGTGCGTCTCGATGTTGAGGCGGCGCGTGAGGAGGTCCTCGAGGAGGTCCCGCACGAGGCGGTCCGCGCTGGAGGCCCACACGGTGCGCCTGGAGGTGGAGTCGGGGATCGTCGCGTCGTCCGCATAGACGGTCAGGGCCGCGCTCGTGAGGTCGTAGCAGGCCATGGCCTCGTAGTCCACGTAGCGCTCGAGCAGCTCGTCGGACAGCTTGAGGCTGGCCGCGAGGGGGGACTGGCTGTCCCATGGGGCCGCGCCCGCGCTCCCGCCGCCCAGGAGGCCGCCGTAGCCGCTCATGGCGTCCGTGGCCGCCCCGGCGGGCGAGGGGGGGATCGCGATGCCGCGCGCCGCCTCGAGGTGCTGCGCCTCGCTGCTGCGCTTGAACCAGCTCTTGACCTTATCCAACATCGCCATCGGGGTCGCCTTTCGGGCTCAGTCGACGAGGAACGGCAGCGGGGGCGGGGCCGCCCGCGGCGCGGTGGGCGCGGCGGCGGTGCCCGCGCGTACCCAGGCGTCATCCTCGGCCTCGCCCTCCCCCGACGCTACTACGCCGATGGGGGTGCGCTGTACTTTTTTCAGAAGGCCGGCGACGCAACCAGCGAGCGCGTCACTGCAATCCTTCGAATTGTGGACGATACACCCGCTGGCCAGCTGGAAGCACGCCGTGTCCGGCGCCTCGAGGTCGTACACGGGCAGCTCGACGGGGCAGACCCAGGGCTCGACAGCCACGACGACCCCGCCGGGGGCGCCCGCGAGGCGCTCGCCGGGGCAGAGTTGCGCGGCGGCCACCCAGGTCTCCTCCTGCGCGCCGTCGACGAGCCAGCGGTGCTCCGGCGTGCAGGTCTCCACCCAGTGGGCGCCCGTGTCGGCCCGCCGCCCGTGGACGCGCACGAAGTCGCGGGTGTGCTTCGTGTACCGCCCTTCGGCACACGTGTGCTCGGGTTGCCCGGCCTGCCAGCTGGCCACCGCGGCCTGGCGCCCGGCGAGGATGTCGATCCGGCAGCCCTCCCCGCTGGCGAGCTGCACGCGCGTCGACCCGATGAAGCACCCAGCCACGGGATGATCGACCTTGCCCCGCACGCGGTCGTGCTCCAGGGCGCGCAGCTCGAAGAGCAACGGCTCGTAGGGGTACAACTCGATCCGCCGCTCGTAGATCGCGCTCCGCAGGGCCTCGTAGGGGGCCATGGTCACGTCCACCGAGAGGATCTCTGCCGCCACGCCGCGGCGCTTCATCTGCTGCAACGTATCGGCGCTTTGATAGGAATCTGTGGAGAACCCGATCAGGCTGAACCCGTGGTCCATGATCTCGTAGATGAGGGCCCGGACGTCGGCGAGCTGGATCTGCTCGCCCAGCGGGGGGCGGATCTGGAGCATGAAGTCCACGACGATGTGGGGCGCGCGGTCCGCGTACTGCTCCCCGCCCGGCGTGCGGCGCACCACGTCCACCCACCGTTCTATGTGCGATAAACAAAGTCCCGTGCAATCGCCTGAGAGCGAGGTATCCAGGTGGAGGTAGCGCAGGGCCGTGGGGTTGCGCTTGGGGCGCCACGCCTCCTCGGTGTAGCCGCCGGGCAGGCGCCGCGTGTAGGGGGTGGCCAGCTCGTGCCAGTGGATCGTCAGGGGGTCGCCAAAGCGCCAGCTGGCCACCGAGGCGGGGTGCCGCCGGCGGGGGTCCACGCACGCCGCGATCCGCTCGGGCCGCTGGATGAAGGCCGAGATCGCCGTCGTCGCGACGCCCGCGATGTCGCGGATCGCGTTCTCGAGGTCCCCCTCGAACTCGGCGCGGTACTCCTCGGGCACGCGGATCACCCGGGCGCCGTCCGGGATCTGGTCGGGCGTCAGGGTCTCGTCGGGGCCGAGGATGCGCGAGCGCAGGGAGCTGCCGCCGCAGAGCACGCCGAAGCGCTGGCCGCTGAACGAGCCAGGGGGCTTGCACTCCCAGGTCGCCGCCTCGAACACGTAGACCGAGGAGTCGGTCTGCGCCGCAATGACGCGCCGGTCGATGAAGCTGCCCACGGTGTTGGCGCTCGAAATCATGACGATCATGCCTGGCAGATCGCCACCCGCGGTCATGAAGCGCGACTTGATGCGCCGGGAGAGCGACTGGTAGGCCATCTCGGCGCGGTCGAAGTGCGCGAGGGACTTCGCCGCCCCGTCGGCCGTGCTGATCTGTTGCCGCTTGGCCTGAACGAAATTCATTTCGTCAAGCGAAGCGCTGACCACGTTGCTGCCTATTGTTCGCTCTGCGTAGTATGACGCGATCGAGAGTTGCACGTTGTGGGGGAACTTGGTTTCATCCGGCCCAATGTGGAAGGGGAAGTGCTCGTGGAAGTAGGGGCTCAGTTGGATCTTCGCGTCGATCGCGCTCTTGAGCACCTTCCGCGTCACCGGCAGGTTCTTGGACATGATCACAACGGACATCTCGGAGCCGGGCGAGAGGCCGTAGGCCGCCTGGGGATTGATCAGGCACGACAGCTCGTAGAGCAGGCGGCACATCACAATAGATAGGACCGTGGTCTTTCCGTAACCCGTTGAGCCACCTAGGATCACCTCGCGATACCGCGCGGAGACCTCGAAGATGTTGATCAGCTCCTTGCGCAGCACGGGGTAGAGCGTCCCGCAACTCTCCCCCAGATAGTAGGGGTCGTCGATGAACGTGGCCATGTCCACGGGCTCACGGGCGAAGCGGTGCTGGTGGAGGATGGGGCCGAGTCCGAGGTCGGCATCCTGAGCCGCCCCCGTCAGGCAGGCGTCGAGCAGGGCGCGCTCGTCCGGGTCTAGGTGGGCGATCCGGCGCTGGAGGTCGGCCCGGCGCTCGGCCGGCGTGCGCAGGGTGCGGACGCGCCCCTCGTCGGTATGGGTGATCACTCGCCCTCGGCCTTGGGCGGGGCGCTCAGGATGTCGATGATCGGCCCGCTGTCCCCCGTGTCGAGGTAGCCGTAGGCGTCCCCGTTGTCGGTGACGTCCTTGATCTGGCGCAGGATGTCGAGGACCTTGCCGCGGGCGGCGGGGCGCTTGAGGGCGGCGGCCACCCCCTCGCCCCAGCGCTGGCGGGCCTGCTCCACCGTCTCGGGGCGCATCACCACGCTGGCCATGTCGGCCCGGCCGTCCAGGCCGATCCCGGTCTTCACGGCGTGCATGCGGTACACGAGGTCGGCCAGGCAGCGCACCTCGGCCCCCACGGCGGGGACCACGGCGTCGACCCGCTCCTCTTGGCGGAGGCCCCGGTCGATGCGGGCCCGCTGGAGGGCGTACAGCTCCTCGAGGCGCCCGTACTCCAGGGTCTCGTCCTCGAGCTTGGCGCGCACCCAGCTGGCGATCTGGATCTGGGAGCGGCTCAGGAAGGCGGCCGTGGGGATGCGCTCGCGCCGGTAGTCGGCGAGGTTGTCGGCCAGGGTATCCCGGTTCGCGCTCGGGTACTCCCCGTTGGTCTGCTGGATGAAGTCGGCCACCTCGGGGGTGCTGTAGCCCTCGGCCAGCATCTGGCGCGCGTGGGGCCAGCACGTGAGGGCCTCCAAGCGGACGAAGGCCGGGCGCACCTTGACCGTGGGCACGGGCAGGGCGCGGATCGCGGGCAAGCCCTTGACGGGCGCCTTCTTCTTGAGGGGGGGCTTGCCGCTGGGCGGCAGAGAGTCGCGCATCTTGTTCACCTTGGTGCCGCTGGTGCCACTACGGCGCCCTCGGGGCGCCCAACATCGGTCTACGCCCTAGGCTAGCCGGGGGCGCGCCCGCGGTCACGTTTTACAGGAATCCGGCACACGTGTGCCGACGCGGGCGGGCTAGTCGGGCAGGACTTCGGCGCACAGGGCTGCCGCGGTGACCCGCGGATCGGCCGCCTGGCGGAGCAGGTTGTAGACATACACCTGGCCCTTGGCCGTGACCATCGTGGTCTTGGTCAGGCGCAGCGACCCATCGGGATCCCGCCGCGTGCCCTCGCGCAGCCGGAGCCAGCCGTAGATCACGCCGCGCTGGGTCGGGATGATCGCGTCGTCGTGGGCCCGCATGACCAGGTGGCGCGCGAAAAGCAGCTCGAAGAGGGCCTTGCGCGTGATGTCCCGCTTGAGGAAGGCCGAGAGCACCTTGGCCAACTCGCCCACAAGGATGCAGTCCTTGGACGCTTTGAACTGCTCGGCGAAGGCCACGCTAGGCTCGTCCGCCTCGACCTTAGCGGCGAGTTGCTTGGCCTGCTGTTCAGCGGCCTTTGCGCGATCGTATTGCGTGAGCCACGCCCTGGCCGATTCCCCCGGGTCGCGGAAATCCGGCAGGCCCATCGCCGTGGGATCGGCGGAGACTGCCCGCGGATTGACCGCGACCCCCTGCGACCAGTACGCCCATAAAGCGTCATCGCACTCGTTCTGATAAACGACTATCTTGGCGGATACGTCCTCGTTCATGCGGTTGGGCTGTAAGCCCATCAACCAACCTGGTAGTTTGCGCAGGGGGATAGAAATCGTAGTCTGTTCGCCACCTTGCGAAGGGGTTGGGATCATCACAACCCCCCACCGTTCTTGGTTGTCGATCATTTTTTGATACTGCGACGGCCAATCCAACCCCATCCCCTTCACGATCGGGCGCATGGCCACAAAGGGCTCGCCCCCGCGGTTGATCACCACCAAACTCTGTCCGTGGAAATCCACCGGATCCAACGGGCGCACAGCGAGACTCTGTTGCTCTTTCATGATTCGCTCCTTTTTGAAACACGCCGTTGCGACGTGATCACGTGCGCCCACCATAGCAAACGCCGTCCGCTTGTTCCAAGGTCTTTGGAAAAAAAGAAAGGGCCGCAGAGACGTGACACCCTGCGGCCCACAGAGAAAGGAGCGTGCTCTTTTACCTAGCGCGTTTTCCCGCCCCGCGTCAACCCGTTACACGTGTGCTGCGCTAATTTTAATCGTAACTATAAACTATGGTGATGATGACCATAGTTCAGATGTGCGAATCATCTGTCAGATTCAGACAAGGTATTGCCATGATAGCAACAGATTCCCAACATGCCGTTTCTTCAGTGGTTTTTTCGATGCTGTGCGGGCTACCGGATAGTCGCTCAATTGGTACGCGGCTTGGGGACGATCCCCAATTTCTCGCGGATGGCCCCGAGGTCGAGGCGCAGCTCGTTGAGCTGGTCCTTGAGGCCGTCGAGCTGGGGCTGGATACGGTCCCCGTTGAGGCGCAGGGCCTGGACGTGCTCCTGGAGGACCCGCTGGTCGGAGGCCAGGCCCGCCACGCGGTCCGAGAGGGCCCGCACCTGGGCGTCCATGGCGTCCTGGCGGGCCATCGAGCTTTGGAGGTTGAAGTAGAGGGTCCCCGCGATGAACACGAGGGGCAGGATCCAGATCACCATGCGCACCCAGGTGTCCCGGGAGAAGCCCGCGATGGCCTCGGCCGGGGGCGGCGGGGGCGGCGGGGGCGGCCCGTAGGGGGGCGCCTGCTGGGGCCAGCGCTGGTAATCGGGCACGTCGAACCTCCCCGTGTCCTCGTAACGCGCCACCACCCCTGGTCGCTGGTTGTCGTACTGCTCGGCGGGCCCCCCGTGCCCCTCCGGCCCCGGCCCATAGCCCCCCGGCGGCGGAGGCCGATAGGGGGGGCGAGGCGGGGGCGTTGGCGTCCGCATAGGGGTAGCATACCGGCGTGCACGCTTGTTGTGCAATGTTCGCGCGCCGTGGCGTGTGGCAAAGGTGGCGGGCGCGCGACAAGGGACCGCCAGCGCCGGGCAGGAGCCCAGGCTGACGGCCGGGAGAGAAACGGGGGAGTTGAGGCGTGCGCGCTCGGTGTATCAGGGGCAGCTTAGCTTGTCAACGCTATTTTGCGTTGCCTGGGGCGGGGGCCTCGTCTGCAGCGTCGTAGGGGTCGGGCTCGTCGCAGACGGCGTCGAGCGTGCTGGCCCCGTAGAGGATGCGGGGGTCCTTGGGGGCGTAGGCGACGAGGCGGATCCCGGCGCGGTCCTCGACGGCGGCCAGGCAGGCGGCCAGGCCCTTGATCGGGTCGGGCAGGCCCGCGCCGCCGCAGCACACGTGTGCCGGGTCGCCCGCGGGGGCGGCGGTCTCCTCGGCTTCGCCCGCGGCGTCCTGGGCCACGGCCGCGTCGAGCACGTCGCCCCCGTGGACGATGCGCCCCGCCCCGTCGATGGCCACGAGGCGCAGGCCCGTCGTGCGCTCCACCCCCTCGAGGTAGGCGCCGGGGTCGTTGACGCCCAGGTGCGAGGCGAGGAACTCCGTACAGATCAGCTCGAGGGCGTGCCCCTCGCTCTCCGTGGCCGCGAGGTCCTTGGCCTTGCCGAGGGCGCGCTCCACCGTGTCGAGCTGCGCGCGGTACAGGGTGAACTTCTTGGGAAGGGGCTTCTGCTGGATCTCGGGCTTGCCCTCCTCCTCGGTGATCGCCTGCTCCGTTGGCAGGCTGTCGAGGCGGGCGGCCTCGCTGGTGTTGGCCCCCTTGACCAGGGCGACGATCTCCTTGACCGTGCGGCCCTCGATCCGCTGGAGCCAGTCGGCGGCGTTGGCGCCCGTGGCCACCGTGGCGATCAGACGCGCCTTGGAGCAGCCCACGCGGTCGAGCTGCGCCTGGACGTCGGCCGGCAGGCGCTGGCGCCAGTCCCACAAGCGTACCAAATAGTTCGCCTTGCCCATCTCGAAGTCGAGGTCGCGCTCCACGTAGTCGCCGAAGCGCTCGAACCCCCA